GGCAGATGATCATGCTGCCACCCCCACCAGCGCATCGACCTGCTCCATTGAGTCGATTACTTCGATCAGCTCGCCCAGCTTCCGCATCCTGTTGTGCTCACGGATCTGGTGGGGTTCTACGACCTTACCAGGGGCCTTCAGTTCGATCCAAATGGGCAACCTACCCGGTAGCATTACTCGCCTGTCTGGAGCGCCCCAGCGGCCTATCCAGGCCGCTTTACGCACCTCTCCGCCGGTTTCCTTGACTCGCTTTACGAGGTACTTTTCGATGTCTGATTCGCGCATGGTCAACCCTTACGGTATCGGTATGTTTCAAAGCCGGCAGCCGCCAGCGGGAGGCCAAGTGCCCAGGACGGTTGGACCGACATCAGACCGGCCAGACCCTCCGCGCTGAGTTCGGGGTCCTCAACGGCTTCCGTGATCAGCTCGTCATGGACGTGCAGCACGATCTGGTAGCCCGCGTCCTCAACCAGCGGCATGCTGGAGGCAAAGACATCACGGGCGATCGCCTGGACAATGTTCTCGTAAAATTTCCCGCCGTGGCTCTGGATCCGGAGCCATGCCCGCGTGAACTGGTTCGTGCCCATGTAGCTGAACTGCTTGTCGTCGATCCTGGGGTCCGGGTAGCACAGCGTGCGCCCCGATGGTAGCTTGATCTGCAGCCACCGGTTGGTGTAGGTGATCTCCAGCATCAGGCACCGCTTCACGTTACCAGGGGACGCGATGGCGCTGGTTATTGTCTGCTGCAGCTTGGACCAGCTCTGCGAGATGGCGGGGTGTGCAGCGCGCCAGACGCGCTTCAGGATCTCGCAGGTAACGAACGCATCCTGGCTCAAGCCGTACTGGTCACGGCCCGACTTCTCGGCCCACTCGTAGAACTCGGTGGCGGCTAAGAGCATGCCCTCCTCAACAGCCGGAAGGATCTTCTTGGCAAGGTCCTCGAGGTTGATGCCGTACGCATTGGCGAAGGTCACGAACGCGCCGGCACCGCCGGCGTAGGCCAGGGCCAGCTCCATTACCTTGCCGATTTGTCGCTGGTCTGGAGTCACCGTGTTCACGTCGATGTCGAAGGCCTTGGCGTACGCCCACTTGTACAGGTCCGGGCCGTCGCCGGTGTCGAAGTCGGTGAACGCCTCTATCTTCCACGTCTCCTGCGAGAGCCACGCCTGCACCCGGCCTTCGATGTTGCTCAGGTCGGCTATCACCAGCTTCTTGCCGGCGGGCGCCACGATCACGCCACGCATGGCCGAGCTGCACAGCTCCATGACGTTGTCCACCACGAGGTGCGCGCAGCCGGCCTTCAGCGCCTCGATGCCCTTGTCGATCACCGTGTTCTTGAGCGCGGGCCTGGGGAGGTTCTGCGGCTGGAAAACACGCCCGGCCCAGCGCCCAGTGCGCGAGGCGCCGTTGAACTGCAGCACACCACGCAGGCGGCCGTCACGGTTCGTCGCGTGCTGCAGGACCTTGTACTTGCTGGTGCTGGTGCTCGTGGCCTGCAGCCTGACATCAAGCAGCTCGGCCAAGGCCGGCGGGCACACGGGGTTGGCAATCATCTTCTCGACGGTAGCCATCTGCAGGTCGGGCATGTCGATGCCGAACTGCTCGAAGATGGTCCTGCGCAGGACCAGCGTCTGCGACATGCTCGACACCGAGCCGTTGGTCATGTCTGTTGTTTGCGCCGCCAGATCAACCTTGGCGTCCTCCACGGCAGTGAAGGCCGCGTTGACCAGATCCATGTCGATGAGCACGCCCCGGTCGTTGATCTGCTGGTCCAGGATCCACAACGCCTTCTCGGCGGCGGTGTTGTTCAGCGTGGGCATCCAAGACACGCACTCACGCATGGCGACAATGTCCTGCGCCGCGTAGTTTTTGAACTGCTCCCACTCGGCTGGGTGTGTCTCCCGCGTGGCCCGGTCCAGCTTTCGGTTTTTACCCAAAGGCTTGCAGAAAAGATGGATCAGCTTCTTGCCGGCCTTGTCCTTCGCCTTGTCCGTGGGGAGTCCCAGCGCCGTGCCCAGCTCACCAAGGGCTGCCGGCAGGCTATGCGCCAGGGCCTGGACCATGGTGTCGTGGACCCGGTCCAAGGTAACGGTAATGGCCCAAATGTAGAAAATGAGGGTAAGGTCGAAGCTGCTGTTGTGGATGAAGACCTCAACCTTCGGGTCGGTCAGCAGGTCGCGGAGCGAGTCGCTGGGGCCACCGAAGATGGTCATGTCCTCCGTGTGGACTGCGCCGTCGTTGACGGCCCAGGTGACGATCAAGATCTCTGTGGATGCGTGCTGCGCGTAGGCGTGGACGCCGTACTTGATCGGCAACGCGGAATAGGTCTCAAGGTCTAAATACAGACGAGTTTTCATGGGCGGGCTTTGGTTAGATCGCGTGCCAGAGCACGCGGGGTCAGATCAGATGCGGGACTTCTTGAACTCCACGTAGTCTAGCAGGATGGCGGATACATACTCAGCCGTGTCGATCGCTGAGTCAATGCTTGAGCTGCGCACAATCATGCCGACCAGCTCGGGGTTCTTCTTGGCGTAGCCTTCGCCGAACACGTCATCAATTGCGTTCACGGCGTCTTGGAGTTTTTGTTTCATCGGGGTCCTTGTGTGTGGGTAGTTGGTGGGGGCCGAAGCCCCCGGTAAATCAGAGCAGGTCGTCTTCGGTCAGGTCGTCGAAGTCGTCCGAAGACGCAACGCCACCGCCGGTGAACGACTCGCCGTCTTTGTAGAACTGGACGCCAAGCAAGGTCGCGTTGATGCGCTTGCCGTAGTTGTTGTCCTGGGTCCACAGCTCAATCTGGGCGTTGACGAAACAGCCGGCGTACGGCTTGCCGTCTTGCTCGATCAGTAATGACTTGTTCACGTCGAGCACCAACGGACGCAACGGGTTGCGCGCACTGACAAACAGCATGCCCTCAAAGCCATCGTAGTTCGACTTCAGGTCGCCGCTGTGCAGACAGGTCTTGTCCGCAGCACGGATCGTCTTGAGCATCGCCTCCCACTTCGCGCCCCACTTAGCCTCAGCGACGGACTCAATGGCCGCCTGGATGACCTTGACCTGGGGGTCCTTGGGGCTGATCAAGAACGTCGCGCTGAAGGCAGGCTTGCCCTCACCGTTGACCGTCTTGGCCTCGAAGAGCTGGGGGAACGACAGGCGTACATTGTTCAATTTGATTTTCATAAATGCCTTATGGTTTAGAGGTCTGTCACGTCGTCGAAGTCAGACGAGAGTGCTTGAGTGACCAAAGCGTCTCGCTTATCAGAAATCGGGGCCACGGACGGGCGCCCCTCGGTTTGCGTAATCAGGTCCTTGATCTTCGTCCACTGCCGTGGGCCAATCTCGCCGGCCTTCGTCAGCTTCTCGATCGTCGTCGGTGACGCGAGCGAGTAGTCGTACATCATGTCGTGCTTGATGCGCATGGACTTGAGCAGCTCCTCGGCCTCTGCCGCATTGCCCCAGGCCCTGTTGCCCCGCTTGCCCTGCACCAGCTTGTAGCCGGCGACCGGCTCGCCGGCCAGCAGGCGCCGCTCAACTTCTGCACGGACCGCCTTGACCCACGACTCGATCATGCCGGCCTTGGTCATCACGCGGGCCAGATCCAGCTCATCCGCCGTCTCTGGCACAACGTCCTCAAAGTCGGCCATGAGCTGCTCACGGATTGCTGGGCAGTTGCCCTTGGCCCTGCACCACTGGCATGCCTTGGGGCTGGGCACCAGCGGCGCGTCAGCGGCGTGAGTGGCCTGTGCGGCCTCCGTGGCCCGCGCCGTGAACTCGTCCAGCTCATCAATCCCGCAGACCCACTCAGGCGATGCGTTCAGGCGTGGCTGGCAGATCACAAGCCGGATCTGCGTGAACCGGTACAACAGGCTCCAGTACTCGTAGGCGGCTGCCGCATACATCAGGAGCTGCTCGTTGCGCTCGGCGGTCACCTCAACCCCCCGGCCGAACTTCGCGTCAACAATGATCAGCTCGTCGTCGCTCACGATCACCGCGTCGGCGGTACCGTGTGCGTCGGCCTCGCCGGTGATGAACTCAATGCTCAGGCGCTGCTCGACGGCCAGCTCGCCGCCGGTGGACTTGACGATATCGCGCACCAGATCCAAGTAGGTCTGGATCGCACGACGCTGCTCGTCGTCGATGTCCGGGACGTCAGCCGGCGATCGGCCGCTCTCCAAGCACTCGGCCGAGATGGCGTGAAGCAATGTACCTTCATTGGCTGCGGTGGACGACTGGTCCTCGTAGCCCTTACTCAGTTCGACCGAGCCTGGGCACGACATCCAGCGCACCGCGCTGCTGGGGGAAAGGATGGCGTGGGTGCTCATTTTTCGACCATTTCCCATTTGTCGTCTAGGTCTTTAGCAAACATCATCGCGTCAGCGTATGCATACGCTTCTTGCGCAAAAGACATCGCGTCGCTGTCATCGTCATCCCATTTTTGAGTAATCAAGCAAGGCAACACCTGCGCCGCAAAGTAATCGCGCAGGGTCATGCCGTTGCTGCGCTCATAAGGAAAAGCGTATTCAATCATGCCAGATCTCCCAGGAACGCTGCGTAGTCCTCGGGCTTCAGCTCGGGACCCTTCTTCGCGCCGTACTTGGCAAGCACGCTCACCACCAACTCACGGTTCGTGCGGAACACGGCCTTGATCGCTGCCGCCACGTCGTCGTACGTCGGCACAAACACCGGGTCAGGGATCAGCTCGGCCGGTGGCTCGGGCAGTGACTCCAGCAACCGGCCGAAACCCGTGAGGGTGACCGTGCCGGTCGGTATCGCGTCGTACTTTGGGGCCTTCAGATCCAACGTGACTTGCTTGGCTTGATGCGTCAACGCCGCAATCAACTCGTAAATTGCTGCGGTATTGCCGGAAATTGCTTGTTCGAGGCTCATGTGGGTGTCCTTTAGGGGTGAATCGACAACCGATGTGTTGTCGAGGACTGGACTGTACATGACTTTTATTGTTGTTTGCAAGTGCTTGTGCAAATATATTTCGGTGTTACATTTACCGCTCTTCACAAGAAAAGGTTGTACAACATGAGCACTGGAATTGAACAGGCTATCGAGTCCGCCGGCAGCCAGCGGAAGCTGGCAGAACTGCTGGGCGTATCACAACAGGTGATCAGCGGCTGGCTGGCGCAGGGCTACGTCCCGGCTGGGCGTGTGGTCGAGACGGAACAACACACCGGCGTGCCCAGGCTGCTGCTGGTAAACCCCGCCTTGCGGGAGCTGATTACCCCCAGCGACCTGTAATACACTGCCCCTCCCTCCAACGGCACACACACATGTC